TTCTTCCCACCGTTCTTCCCACCATACTTCCCACCGTTCTTCCCACCACACTTCCCACCGTTCTTCCCACCATTCTTCCCACCATTCTTCCCACCGTTCTTCCCACCACACTTCCCACCGTTCTTCCCACCACACTTCCCACCGTTCTTCCCACCAAGCTTTGGAGGTTGTTCATCTTGCTACGCCTACTACGGCGCAGGATGGAGTGGAGTCAGAGGTAATGGCTGTTCATGTGAATTTTAGTATTGACAAGTATATAAACTGTATAGTAAAATGTACTATATAGTAATTAAGGAGATTAAATGACTGTACATAGATACGCTTTTTTGGTTGAAACTGATATTAATAAGTATGAAGTTTTTCATATTGCTAGGATTTCAGATGACAACCCGCAAGATTTAGAAAGAGTTAACAGAATGGACAATATAATTGCTTCTGGTGATACTATTTCTGGCCAAGCAGCAAATGAAAAGCCTGGATTGTTAATTGGTAGTACGTGGGATGGATTAAATTTTACATTGCCAAGTCCCATTCCAGAGTATGTTATAGGAACCGAAAGTGAATCTGGAGTTCTATACACCTCTATTGATGGTTCAGAAACTCTGTCTGGCTACACTTTGTTGCACAACAATACAGTATTTTATATGCTTGCTCCAAGCAAAGGAAGCTTTATGGATCAAAAATTTGCAGCCGCATTTGCTGGTAACTTAAGTTTAAAAAAAATAAACGAAGGCGCTCTTGTAACAGTTGGTTATATTTGGGACGGCATAACATTTAGTTTTCCAGAGTAATGTCTAAATGGGATGATTGGAAAAAGTCTTTAGGAGACTCCCGTCCTTGGCATATACTAGATCCAAATAGACATGTTTCAGATAATAAAATTTCTGAAGATAGATTAAAAATTTGTGAAGGCTGCGAGTTTTATTTAAAAACTAAACAATGTTCAAAATGTGGTTGTATAATGCCAGTCAAAGTTCAGCTTGCCGAAGCTGAATGTCCTGTAGGAAAATGGGGAAAAGAAAATTTACAATAAAGAAGAGCTATTCCCAGGACTTTGGGTTTACAGAAATGTAATTACTCCAGAAATGGATATAATTAATAGAATTGAAGGAGCCATCCTTGATTCTAAAGGTATGCATACATGGAAAGAAGCAACAGTAGGTTATAGAGAAAAAATGCCTGACTACAGAGACTGTGTAGATTTTAAATGGAAAAAATTTGAAAATGTTCATTCTAATAAATATGATAAGCAGGTAGACGCAATTTGGCAAGATGTCTATGACGCACAGGCTATTGCATTAAATGATTACTCTTCTTTCTATAATATTGAATTAAAATATTGGGAAGCTATGAATTTTATTAAGTATGGAGAAGGCCAACATTTTTCTTACCACTCAGATCATGGATGGTCATACATATCAACAGTATCAATGGTTGCATATATTAATGATGACTATGAAGAGGGTGGCCTAAGATTCGACAAGCTTGATTTAACAATTAAGCCAAAAGCAGGAGATCTTTACATATTCCCATCTACATATTTATTTTCACATGCAGCTCTTCCAGTAAAATCTGGATTAAAATATTCAATTGTTACAATGACAGACTATAATGATGCAACGCATACAGAATCTTTTTATAGACAATTTATGTCGGATAAATCAATGAAAGATGGATACTAATGAACTTTGATGTATACAAAGTTCACCCAACTCAATCAGCAAACATTCAGCCTTTAGGTGTAAAAAGAGAATGGATGGATGAAACTTCTGATAAGCATGCTTATCACTGTTTCCCTGTAAGTCTTTCAAATACATTAGGCTGGGGTATTTCCTTCCCAGCAGACATTGAATTTATTTGGGATGGAATATCAGATTCAAGAGATATACATGTTAAGGTTTTAAAAGGACACGAGTATGTTTCAACAGCAAGAGCAAATGCAACAATTAGCTTTAATACAAATTTAGTTGTAAAAACGGAAGAAAATGTAAGCATGTTGGCTATGCCAACACCAAATTGGCCAATAGATGGAGTTTGGCCTTTTACAACATTAATAAGCACTTCATTTTTTAAAGGCACATTTCCAATTGCATGGCGTATAACAAAGGCTAATGAGGTTATTGCTATTCCAGCAAATACTCCAGTTGCATCAATTATTCCCATATCTTTATCTGACTTGAATAATTCAGTAGCAACAATAAAAGGTTATAAAGATTTGCCAATAGATTTTTTTCCAAAAGAAGACTATGCTAAAATTGTTAGCGATATTAATAAATCTGGAAAATGGACTGATTTTTATAGAAATGCTGTAGATCACAAAAATAATAAAATAGGATCTCATGAAGTAAAATCATTACGATTAAAAAATGATGAAACTTTTTTAAGTGGACCAGAAGGTTGTGGCATACCCCAATGAACAAAATAATATTTCATTCAAATAAACACTACAATGATGTTGAAACTGCACCATGCCCAACTGCAAAAGTTATTCCTAAATGGTGGCAAGATGCTGATATATATATAAAAGATTTTTATGGAAATCCAGTTTCTAATGCAAATAAAGACGGCGGAAAGATGCTAAACTTTAAAGCATGTCCAGCTATGCTAGATACATTTACATCTGGATACACGCTTGTTACCCCATGCGACATAGAGTTTTATGAAAAAAACAATAGGATTAAAGCAAAGGTGCCTTTAAAATTTGATGATTTTGTAGGAGAAAGACCAGAGTCTACTGGGTTTCAGGTCCCCCCTGGTTATGAAAAAAATCATTTTCATTGGTATGCCAATTGGGCTCCGCAGCTTCCAGAAGGATATAGCTCTTTATATATACAACCAATAAATCATTTTGACTTACCTTGGCTTACAGTCGGTGGTATAATAGACAGTGATAGGGTTACAACATCTGGGTTGATACCATTTTTTATAAAAAACGGATTTGCTGGGATTGTGCCTGCAGGAACCCCATATTTGCAAATAATACCATTTAAGAGGGAAGACTGGGAATCAGAAGTTGTATTCCATAGCCCAATGGATATTATGCACAAAGCAATGGAAACATCAGAGATTTTTAGAACACCAGAAGGTGGAGTCTATAAAAAGAAATTTTGGACAAGAAGGAAGTATAAATAAAATGGAAAAAAGATTAAATACTAATAATACCCATGACTACAGATCTTTAGGGTCTATAACTCCTTCTGGATTTTTTGGGACAGGGCCAGAAAATATTGTAGAGCTAAAAAACTTTTTAACAGATGAAGAAAGAACAAGACTCACCAACTTTGCAAAAACTAATACAACGTGGGACATTACTGATTCTCATGTAAATGAAAATGGCACAGTAATCTATGATGCAAATGCATGGTTTGATAGAGTTTGCACACGTAGATCTATGGAGATTTCTGCAGACCCAGATATCGTATATGTTGTTGATAATCTTATATCAAGATTGCAAGTAGAGGTAGAGAAGTTCTTTAATGTAAAAGTTCAAGCTACAGGACCAGCAATTGTTAGATGGCCAGTAGGATCAAGACAGGATCCACATGCAGATAAAGAGCTTCATGAAGGACCAGACGCAGGTACTCCTAATGATTTTCCTCATTACGATATAGCTTCTTTATTTTATTTTAATGACGACTATGAAGGTGGAGAATTATTTTTTCCAACTCAAGGTATAGAGTTTAAACCAGTTGGAGGGTCAGCCTATTTTTTCCCAGGCGATAAAGGTTATATTCACGGAGTTAGACCAATTATTTCGGGAGGAAGATATACATCACCATTCTTTTGGCAAATATTAGAACATACTGGAGATAAAAAACCATGACACTAGAGTACACAGAAATTTATCCAAAGATCTTTGTTTTTAAAAATCCATGGAAAGACATTGATTTGCTTATAGAAACAATAAAGAAGTCGGACGAAGAACCAGAAGGGTCCGCCTTGCATTGGAAAGGCTGGTACACGTTTGGCAAAGAGGCGGATCAGTTTGACCACTCGGTACCAGAATCAGATAAAAAGCAGGTTGAGCTAAATATATGGAATGAAATTATTGAAGTGTTTCATGAAACAACATCTCACTATTCAAATAAATTTAATATACCAATTGATAAAGATGCAAAAGTTTTTAATAAAGATTCTGGGACTGAAGATTTTATGTGGAAAATGATGGGACCATCTATATGCAAGTATGATGTTGAAGCAGGAATAGACGGCGAAGACTTAGCAATGCATGTTCATACAGATTATCAAAGAGAGTATCATGATTTTAGAGGATACAAGTTTACCTTTACTTGCACAATGTATTTAAACGATGATTACGAAGGTGGCGGAGTAGAGTATTTAGTTGACGGTAAGTCTCTTTATTACAAACCAGAAAAAGGAGATGTTCTAATCTTCCCAGCAGGAGATCCTGATTTTCTTTCTGATCAAGGCGAGTATTACATGCATGGTGTAAGAAAAGTAAAAGTCAATCCAAAATATTTTATTAGAAATCATTGGGTTAGATTTTATCCTGGATCTAAAGAATGGCTAGAAAATGAAGAGTTATATGGTCAAGAAATTTGGAAAGAAATGGAAATTGCCAGAACAAAAAAGGAAAGAACAGAAGGTAAATACCAAAGTATAGACTATAATGAAGTCAAAAAACTAGAAAGGATAAATCTAAATGACATTTAATCTAGAAAACCAAAATAGAGTAAAAGAAGATATTGTTTTTTTTGAAAACTTTTTAAGCCCAGAAGATTGCGAAAAAGTTATTAAATATTGGGAGCACTCTGTAGAAAAAGGCACACTCCCTTGGGCACCAATATCATTCTACGATTCATTTGCATCTAATTTGCCAGATGATGAAGATAAAGAAAAATTTGGTTTATCTCCTGATTTTTTTACTACGCTTCAGGATAAAATACAAGACGCTACAGAAATATGTAGAGGAGACAAGGTTAAGCTAGTTAGCTATCATGCACAAAAATGGGTTGAAGGTGCATATGCTGGTTATCACTCAGATAATACTCCAATAGATTCACCAGATTATAATTCTTTTGAAAGAAGTAAGTGGGCAGCATTTCTTTATTTAAATGATGATTTTGAAGGTGGTGTTTTAAACTTTAGAGACCATGACATCTCTCTTCAGCCAAAAACTGGAATGCTGGCAGCATTTGCTGGAGGGCACCACAATATACATGAAGTACAAATGATTACCAAAGGAACAAGAATAACAATTGGATCGTTCTGGGATAACGAAGAGGCTGTATATAGTGAAGAAAAACAAGCTATGTGGGAAACCGATATAGCAGAACAAAGAAAAAGACAAGCAGAAGATGCAGAGTTGTGGAAAGTTCTTAAATCAAAAGGCGAAAGACTAAAGCCTGGTCCAGATCAAACTGCTAAAAAAGATGTAGCTCTGGAGATAGGATGACAAAAACTACTGTATTAGAAAACGGAATGATTAGAGAAGAACTTCACCCTCAAGTTTATTATTATAGAAATGCTATACCTAATGTAAAAGAGTGGCTAGATCTTGTAAACGATTCTGAAAATCACGAAGACCTTTATTCAATAATCACCCCCTGGAATCAGTGGGATGTAGATGAAAATAGATCTATGGGTCACCCTTATGTTTATGGATATAAAAAACTTTGCCTGCTTAACAGCGTTTATAACATAGATAAAGATGTTTCTGAAGAAACAAAACAACGTTTTATTAATATACGAGACCCTTTATTTAATGCTATGAAAGCAGTGTGTGAAGATTATAAAAAAGAGCAGGGAATAGATAAAGAGCTTACTTTATTAGAGCAGTTTGGTGTTCATAGATATAGGGCTGGCAACTACATGGGAGTTCATCATGACTCTCAAGAAGGTGACACAAGACTTCTTTACTCTTTAGTTGTTTGGCCAAATGATGATTATGAAGGTGGAGAACTTTCTTTTTCTATAAAAGAAGGAGTTTTAACTAGCACAGAACTTTCTTTGCAGAGCGACTTATTTGATCCTAAGAATGAAGGTCTGTATGATTTTTACATTAAGCCAGAAGCAGGTAGTATAGTTATATTTCCATCACCATCACCATTTAGTCACACAGCTCATGAAGTAAAGTCAGGATGGAAATACATGCTTCCAATGTTTTGGATAGATCCAACGGGGGAAGACGTTTTGTTTAAACAAGATCCTGAGTGG